ATCAATGATGAACCTGAAAAGTATTTTACAAAGGAAGTATTGAAACAGATAGATGAAACAACAAAGAAAAAATTCCTCTACGGAGAAGAATAAAATAAAGTATCTTTTCGTACAAAAAGATGGTGATGACTTTACTTGTATCAAGTTAATTGAGGACAAGTATTTGGGTATTGTCTATAAGTACGGTAATGCGGCTTTTGCTAAAGATGAAAAGCCGGATGGAACATTGCCAATGAAATTTGATTATGATATAATTAAAAATCCAGACAATATAGATACTAACAATCAACAATTTATTGATTATATTGGCGATATATTAATAGAACTATTAGAAAAACAATTGACAGATGGAAAAGTTGAATTTAAGTAATGAACGAATAGAGATTACAGTATTACGTAATTTCATATTCAATGAAGCCTTTACTAGAAAGGCCTTACCTTTCTGTAAGGAAGATTACTTTACAAACCGTAATGAAAGAATATTGTTTAGAGAAATAGACATATTCGTAAACAAATATAAAAACATTCCTACAAAAGAAGCATTAATTATAGAACTTGGCCAAAGAAAAGATATTAACGAAGATGAATTTAAATCTGTAAAAGAATTACTAGAATCATTAACTAATGAGACTGTAGATTTACAATGGTTGTTTGATACTACAGAAAAGTTTTGTAAAGATAGAGCAGTACATAATGCCGTATTAACTGGCATTAAAATATTAGATAAGAAAGATCCAAGACTTACACCAGAAGCAATACCAGGTATTCTTGCTGATGCCTTGGCCGTTTCTTTTGATAACCATATAGGGCATGATTACATAGAAGATGCTACTAGACGATTTGATTTTTATCATACTAAAGAAAAAAAATATCAATTCGATTTATCTTATATGAATCGTATTACAAAAGGTGGTGTACCACCCAAAACATTAAACATTGCCTTGGCAGGTACAGGTGTTGGTAAATCTTTGTTTATGTGTCATTGTGCTAGTGCTTTTCTAACACAAGGGTTAAATGTATTGTATATTACTTTAGAGATGTCAGAAGAAAGAATAGCAGAACGTATTGATGCTAATTTATTAGATGTAACTATGGACGATTTACATACAATGCCTAGACAAATCTATGATGATAAGATTACTAAGATCAGAGATAAGACAGCAGGTAAATTAATTATAAAAGAATACCCAACAGCATCAGCACACGCTGGCCATTTTAGAGCATTGTTAAATGAACTGGCTTTAAAGAAATCATTTAGACCAAATGTAATCTTTATTGATTATTTAAATATATGTTCTAGTAGTAGATTTAAAGGTGGAAATATATCTTCGTACTTCTTCATCAAGGCAATAGCCGAAGAACTACGAGGTCTTGCTGTAGAGTTTAATGTACCAATCTTTAGTGCTACACAAACAACCAGAACAGGATTTGTAAGTACTGATATTGGTTTAGAAGATACTTCTGAATCGTTTGGTCTTCCAGCAACTGCTGACTTTATGTTTGCTTTAATATCAAATGAAGAATTAGAAGCATTAGGTCAAATGAAGATTAAACAATTAAAGAATCGTTATAATGATCCATCTATCAATCGTGCCTTTATTATTGGTGTAGATAGAGCTAAGATGAAGTTATATGATGTATCTAATAATGCTCAAAACATTGTAGATAGCAACCAAAAAGAACCGACAGTTAAAACAAGTTATGATAAATTCTCGGACTTTAAAATATGAAAAGACAAAAAGTAAGATTTCATAAGAGCGATAAAAGACCTGGCCATCTAGGAGAACAGTTGTCTTATGAAAAAAAGATGATTAAAAAAGATAAAAATATCTTTTGGCAGGCCATTGAACAACCAACAGGTACTATAATAAGACAATCTTTCTTTGAAGAAGATGTAGATAATTTAGTTAAGTTTCAAAATGAAAACCGCCAATGGCAACGTAATGGTGGTATACCTAAATTTCTTTGCGACAACATTAAATAGTATAAATAGTATTATTGATATAGTTTATTGTTAGTTTGATTTTGTTTATGGGAACAATGAGAGAGAAATGTTTAGTTTTAAAGGATTTGTAACAAAGGGTACTAATACCCATTTAGAACATTTAGAAGATTCTATTATAGATAGAGGTTCTAAAGGCGGTAAAGATGCCGTTCTATTTTTAAAATCAATCAAAAAAATGCTTACAGGTAATGTAGGCGGTCGACTTAACGTAACTGTTAAATGGGACGGTGCGCCAGCAGTTATTTGTGGTATTAATCCAGAAAATGGAAAATTCTTTGTTGGAACTAAATCAGTATTCAACGTAAATCCAAAAATCAATTATTCAACAGGTGATATAATGAAAAATCATTCTGGTCCTTTAGCACAAAAACTTCAAGTTTGTTTAAGAGAATTATCTAAATTAGGTATTACAGGCATTTTACAAGGCGACCTTTTATTTACAAAAGGCGATATTAAAACAACTACTATAGATGACGAAGAAATGTATGTGTTTACACCCAACACAATTACATATGCTGTACCAGTTAATAGTGTAATAGGCCAGAGAATAGCACGTGCTAGATTAGGTATTGTATTTCATACTGTTTATACAGGTAAAGATATGAAACATCTTGCCGCAAGTTTTGGAAGTTTATCAGGTTTTCCTAAATCATCTTCTATCTTTATAACAGATGCCACTTATAAAGATACATCAGGTTCAATTACATTTAACAAATCCGAAATGGGAACGTTTGATAATATTATTTCTATGGCTGAAGGCTCTTTATATAAAGCAGCTCCAGTTTTAAACATTCTTAATGTTAGTGATCCATTAGCTGTTGGTTATAAACTTAAAACATTTTTTAATTATTACATTAGAAATTCTCAAGGCGACATGGCCAAAGTAAAAGATTTAGTAGATATGTTTAGAGTGTATTATAATAATATGTTACAACAAGAAGTAGATGCTGTAAGTAAAGAAGAAACAAAAAACAAATATAGAAAAATTAGAGATGGTGGTTTAAATTTTATAGACAGTAATAACCAAGCAATTTATTTTACTATAGCAAGTCATATATCATTACAAAGAGCTAAAAACTTTTTAATAAGAAAGATGAATCAAATACAAAGCATTGGCCAGTTCATAAGAACACCAGATGGATTTAAAGTAACGAATCCAGAAGGATATGTGGCCGTTGATAGAGTAAGAGGTGCTGTTAAACTTGTAGATAGATTAGAATTTAGTAGAGCAAATTTTACGATAGCCAAAGATTGGCTGAAAGGATAATATGATTAAACAATTAAATCCAACTTTACCTGTTTTAACTCCTAAAGGAGAAGCCTATGCTCATTTTTTAATTGATTACAGTATGGAAGAACATCTGCTATGGGTATGTTTTATTAATGAAACTGGAGAATGTTGGACCTTTAGAAATCCACAAATAAGATTAAAACCTAACGAGACTTTTAATAGATCAAAAACAACGGAGATAATATGAAAACATTTAAACAATTTATAAAGGAAGCTGCTGTAGATTCAAAAGGACTTAAAAGTTCTACAGGAGGATTAACACAAAAGGGTAGAGATTATTATAATCGTAAAGATGGCAGTAATCTAAAAGCACCTGTAACAAAAAAACCATCTGAATTAAAAAAAGGCAGTAAGGCATATAATAGACGTAAGTCATTCTGTGCTCGTATGTCTGGTAATCCAGGCCCAATGAAAGACGATAAAGGAAGACCGACTCGCAAGGCATTGGAATTAAGAAAGTGGAATTGCTAGTGAAATCATTTGAACAAATACTTTCAGAAGGCTTATATGATCCAGGTATCTTTAAGGCTTTCTTTTTAGCAGGTGGGCCAGGTTCAGGCAAATCATTTGTTACTAGAAACGTATTCTCTGGTTCAGGTTTAAAGATTGTTAATTCAGATATTATATTTGAAAACAGTTTAAAAAAAATGGGATTATCTTTATCTATGCCTGATGAAGAACAATACTTTAGAGATATAATGAGAACAAGAGCAAAAGCAACAACAGAAAATCAATTAGATTTATATATCAAAGGCCGATTAGGTTTAGTTGTAGATGCTACAGGTAGAGATTTTAATATAATACAAAGTCAGGCAGGATTATTAAAACAATTAGGTTATGATTGTTATATGGTATTTGTTAATACTAGTTTGGAAGTAGCGTTAGAAAGAAACTCTAAAAGAGAAAGAGTTGTACCCGAATATATTACAAAACAATCATGGCAAGGTGTTCAAAATAATATTGGTAAATTTCAAAATTATTTTGGTATGGAAAATTTTATAGTTGTAGATAATAGCAGATCAGAACAAGAATTAGTTACTGTAACAATGAACAAAATAAATTCGGTTGTTAGAAGATTTTTAAATACGCCAATAAAAAGTTATATAGCAAAAAGATGGATGGCTAAAGAAAGAATGGCAAGGAGAAAAGATGTTTAAACTAATTAAAGAAGCAGTAATAGATATACCTAGACGCACTTATGCTAAAGACGTATTTGATAACGCAGATACAGAAAATCCAAAACTAAAACAATCTATATTAGATATCATCAATACTCAATTGAAAGAATTTGAAAAACTTTATCCTATTAAAAAGTATAGTTTAGTTGGCTCAAGTATTACAAAACATTATAGAGATGACGCAGACTTAGATATAAATGTTTTATTTGATGTTGCTCCTGCCGATAGAGAAGCAGTTAGAATTAAATTATCACATCAGTTAAGAGGTATCAATGGTAAACTAATTCCAGGAACTAAACACCCAATTAACTACTATATCATCACAGATCCAAACGTAAAAGAAACTAATGATAAAATGGCCGATGGAGTATTTGACATCAAAAACAATACTTGGTTTAGAAAACCAAAAGAATTTAAATTTGACGCTAACAGATATGCTGCTGACTTTGAAAAGAAAGTAAAAGAAATAGACGTTGTAGAAGGAGAATTAAAAAGAGATATCATTGATTATAAAGAATTAAGTGAATTAAATCCTGATGATGTTTTAAATCTACAAGAAATTATAAACGATAAGATATCACAAATAGAAGATGATATCAAACAATTGGTTTCAATTGGCAATACAGTATTAAAAGATAGACAAGATGCTTTTGCTACTGATATGACACCAGAAGAAATTAAAACGTTTGGTAAAAAGAATTTATTACCCAAGAATGTTATCTATAAGATGTTAGAGAAATATCATTATCTAAAATTATATCATCAATTGAAAGATATATTAGATGATGGTAAAATAACAGACGCAGAAATACGTTCTATAAAAACCGAAGATAAAGAAGATGATACAGTAATGATGTACAAATTAACAGGTAGAGCAATGAAAGCTATGCCTGGTTCTATTATACAAAAAGAAATTATAAAACAATTGAATGTTTATAGAAAAAAATTAGGCATGGAACCAATAACAATGCACGGCGATAAACCTATAACAGAAGGCGTAAATAAATCTTTCACATTTACTTTTGGTAGATTTAATCCACCAACAAT